TGCCGGGCGGTGGTGCTGGGTTTGGTTATATAAAGCGGGAAGAAAATACTCCTATTGATTACGGACAAAACCGATCAATCATGCCAATAAACTATGGCTCTGGCACTGTTGGTAATAAAAACATTTTCAGGTTTTAACGGTTTCTAATCATGGCAAGCTCAACACCAAAAAACGTAGCAAACCCGAGCCTTTACGCCAAAGCAAAAGCTAAGGCCAAGAGCAAGTTTGACGTTTACCCGTCAGCATACGCAAATGCGTACATGGTCAAGGAATACAAGAAGATGGGCGGCACTTACAAGACCCCGAAGAAAATGAACAAGGGCGGCGCGGTTTTTATGAAGCCAAAAGGCTGTGGTGCTGTTATGGAATCTAAACGTAAAATGGTAAAAGTACCCCGTGGCTAAGACCGGACTAGACAAATGGTTTGGCGAAAATTGGGTTGATATTGGCGCTAAAAAGAAGGACGGAAAGCTTCAGGAATGTGGCCGAAAAAGCACATCAAAAAAAAGTGGCAGGTCATACCCAAAGTGCGTTCCGGCAGCAAAAGCGGCCAGCATGACGGAAAGCCAAAAGAAAAGTGCGGTAGCCAGAAAAAGATCTAAGCGGCAAGGCGTAGGTGGTAAGCCTACAATGGTTAAAACTTTCGCCGCGAAAGGCGGATCAATCAACAAGAAACCGGGCAATTCTGGTTTATTTGGGAGACGGTAATGAAGATGAAGGCAAAAGGTTACAGCGCTGGCGGTGCTCCAAAAAGCCGCGCTCAGCGTAGAGCAACTTTAAGTCGCGCTCAAAGAAGTATGCTTGATGGCGTTCAAGGAAAAGAAGGAAGCAAGCAGGCGACAAGCGTAATAAAAGATCTGTCCGACGAGTATGGCTACAAGCCCGGCAAAAGAGCTGGCGCTAAAGGTGGCATGGGCAAAGGTAAAAGAGCAAAGCCGCCCGGAATGCAAATGGGCGGTGCAGCCATGAAGACTAAAGGTTACGNTGAACATGGGNGGTGCCGCAATGAAGACCAAAGGCGCAGCAAAGGGCGGTGTAAGAAAGCCTTCATCTAACAAGAGCGGTTTATACGGGCGCAGATAGTGGCTTATCTTCAGAGCAATATCCCGCACTTTAAGTGCTGGGTTCGCAAAGAATACACGCATAATCATGAGAAATATCATGGCGAATTTATTCATGCGATGGCGATTGCTGTAACCACTATGCCGACTCGGTGCTTATCNTTTCANATGATTTTTACCGGAGCTGAGACATACGACGATGATGACGAACAAAACGCACATGGTGGAGCGATGTGGGCCAGAATGCCAATCACAGGACTTGTCGCTGACACACCGCTTGAAGAATGGCCTGAACCAATGCCTGTTTGGGCTGCTCAACCTTGGGACTGCAGTTCTCATTGCCACGCTGTTTACGTTCTTGATCGCTGCACTCCTTGTCCTTGGCTCGCTAAGATTGATGGCAAATTTTATCCTGCAAAATACTATTTCACGGTGGATTATTCAGAAAATGAAATTGCTGATGACCCTGCCCAACACAAACAGTCGCATGTTTTAGAGTTGCTTGATGCAGGCAAATGGACCGGTAATATCGTCGCATTGCCTAATAATCGTGTACGGGTCACACACCCTGCATGGTTTGAAACGGGAGATGGTGCGCCAGACTTTAAGCCTAGCCAGCATATTCATTACAGCAAATCTGATTTAGACTACACCCTAGATGTGAACCAAGTTTTCGACAACCTATATGCCGAAACTAATGAAGAGGACTTAGACGATGAAAAAGAATAACGGCAACTCTGGTTTATACGGCAGAGTAACTAAGAAGCAAATGGGCGGAGCTGCTAAACCAGTTGGCATGAGCGGACCCGGATTTCTTGCGGGTGAGGCACCCCCTACCGGTTCAATAATTCGCCCTGACGGTAAAATAATGCGGTCCGGTGGGTCAGGTATTGTCGCGGGAGATCGAACGCCTTACGACAAATATCTGCCAGCAGATTTTGAAGATTTGTTTAAAAACGGTGGCAAGGATCGAAAGGGTCCGAAAGCGCCTCCCATGCGAACCAACGACTTCCGAGATGAAGACATGAACGGCGTTGATGACCGAGACGAGTCTTCTCGCGGCAAAAAACGTCCTTCCGGCAGGGGAGGGAATTCTCGCGGAACCGTAAAAACTGGACCGGGAAGAGGTCCAAGAGGCCCTTCACGCGATCAGCTTCAACGAATTCAAGAGATGATTGCAGGTAAAGCAGATCGTGGTGGCAGAAACCCCGGAACTAGAATGCCAAGACTTCCCGGCGGTGGTAGGTTAACGCCGCCAGAAATGGGGCCAAACCCTGATGCTGATCGAATGAGACCTAGACGGTTTGAAGGGATGGGCGCAAGCATTATTGATGCCCTTGGCATCAAGAGTGATAAGATGGGTGATAAGTCCAGAAAAGAACCACCTCGCCCTAAAACTACCGGCGGCAGAAGAGGTCGCGGAAGGAGAGATTAAATGGCTGTTAGCGGAACTAAAAGTTTCGAGCCTGATGTAGCCGAGTATATCGAAGAAGCGTTTGAAAGATGCGGAATCGAATTGCGTACTGGTTACGATTTGCGAACCGCGACACGCTCGCTTAACCTAATGCTGGCTGAGTGGGCTAACCGTGGTTTAAATCAGTGGACAATCAAGCAAAACGCAATCCCGATGCTGACTGGAACGATCACTTACAATCTTGATCCAACAGACTCAACAGCGGCAATTGACGTGCTTGATGTTTTTGTCAGAGAAGAGTTTCAGGGCACTAATACTGATATTCCGTTAAGCAGGATGAGCCGAGCGGAATACTCGCATTTGGCGACTAAGACAACGACAGGCAAGCCTAACCAGTTCTTTGTTGACAAGCAGTTGTCCCCAACCGTAACGGTTTGGCCGCAGCCTGACAAAAACAACACCTATACACTGTATGTAAATGTCCTGACTCGAATGGATGATGCTGGTGGCGGTGCTAATTCTTTGCAGATGCCTTTTCGGTTTTACCCCTGCCTGACGGCTGGTTTGTCTTATTATCTGGCTCTCAAAAAAGCTCCTGAGAAGGTTCAAATGCTCAAGCAGCTTTACGAAGAAGAGTTTACAAGGGCGTTAAGTCAAGACGAGGAGCGAGCAAGCTTTAGGATCGCTCCTGATTTACGCAGCTATAACATCGCTTAGCCGTGGCCTTTGCATCGAACAAGAATGCTTACGGCATCTGTGACATTTCAGGTTTCAGATACCGTTTGCGCGACATGAAAAAGACTTGGGATGGTTATTTGGTCGGGCCAGATCAGTGGTCGCCAAAGCATCCTCAGTTGATGCTCAAACCGACACCTATTGATCCGCAAGCGTTAAAAGATCCAAGACCTGATCAGCCAACCGATAATAATTTCTTTACGGTTTACACCAATTCTGGCGATGGTATTCTCGGCACACAATTGCAAACATTTGCAATATCCTGTAATGTTGGAACTGTGGAGGTAACCACATCATGAGTTTTACTTTAGCGACTTTGAAGACCGCCGTTCAGGACTATTTGCAAGTTGATGAAACGACTTTCAACGATAACCTAAACACGTTTATTCAGGAGGCAGAGACTCGCATTTTTAAGCTTGTTCAGCTATCTGAGCAGCGTAAGAATGTGACAGCGACGACTTCGCAGAACAATCGGTTCTTGGCAACGCCATCTGATTTTTACTCGCCGTTTTCGCTGGCGGTCATTGANAACGGGACGTACTACTATTTGCTATTGAAGCATCCGTCGTTCTTGAAGGAATATGACCCNTCAGTCTCTAGCAGAGGTCGCCCAAAGTATTACAGTAATTTTGACGANGCAGCATTTGAGCTGTCGCCGGTTCCTGATGCAAATTACAGCGTAGAGCTGCATTATTTGCATGAACCTGCCTCACTCACTTCTGGCGCAGANAGCGGAACCACANTGCTCAGCACTGATTACCCAGATGCTTTGCTNTANGGNACGTTGGCNGAAGCTGCCATCTTCTTGAAAGAAACTCCTGATGTGATTGCCAATATGGAACAGCGTTTCATGGCNGCAATCGGNNGNATGAAAAACCTGTCCGAAGGTCGTGATACGCGAGATGAGTATCGCTATGATCTACTACGGACAGGGGTGAGTTGATGGAGAGGATTGAGAGTCTTCGAGGAAAAAGAGTAGCATTGATCGGTCTAGGCGCAAGTCAGATTGATTTTGTTATTGGGATGGAAAACAGCAAGCAGTGGGATGAGGTCTGGGTTATTAACAGCGCCTTATCGGTTTATGCGTGTGATCGAGTTTTCATGATGGACCCAGCAAGCCGTTATTTAGACACTCAAGATGCGGGTAATCAAACAGACGTGATGCGTCGATTGCTGCCGACTTTTGACAAACCGATTTACACTTGCGAGCTTGATGATCGAGTACCTGCCTTGGTTGAGTACCCTTTAGCTGAAGTCATGGGTGACGCTAAGTGCGCTTACTTCAATACGACAGTTGCCTACGCTTTTGGTTTTGCGTACTGGAACCGAGTCGGTCACATCGATCTGTTTGGTTTAGATTTTAGCTACGCACACAACATTCATTTTGCCGAAGCTGGCCGCGCTTGCGTTGAATTTTGGATTAGCAAGTGCATGGAAAATAACATTGGCATTGGCACGTCGCCAAGATCAACGCTGCTCGACAGCAATGTTGGTGCTGCTGAACGTCTTTATGGTTATCACCGTCTTGACGATCCTTTGGTTACTATCGCCCAAGATGGTGAGTGGCACGTCTTCCAAAAGTCTATGATGGCCGAGATGATCGAAAAACATAACTTGGAAACTGTAGACCTACCAAGAGCGCCGGAGCCGTACAAAGGATGATGAAAGACGATATTGGTTTTCAGCTAGGAAACGTCATGGTTGCGACGACCCAAAACAAGGGGCATGACCCTGAATTTTGGGCGGAGCAAGTCACTAACAAAATTGTGGGCATTAGCGAGACTGCAGCACCTCATATTCGGCAGCAAGCCGAGGCTTTCAGAAGTCACGTTTATCAAGTAATATTGCAGGGAATGAAGAACTCTATCCGATCAGACCGCGTGACTATTACAAACAAGCTTCGCCAGCAAGGTCACGAGGCAATGGCGAACATTATCAAGGAGCTGTGACAATGGCTATCACATCTGCAATTTGTACAAGTTTTAAGCAACAGTTGCTTGTTGGGACTCATAATTTTACCAACGGCGCTAACTCATTTAAGTTAGCNCTTTACACGTCTAGCGCGACTCTTGGGGCAGGAACCACGGTTTATGTCACCACTGGGCAAGCNTCTGGGACGAATTACACTGCTGGNGGNTCTGCGTTAACAAACGTAACGCCTTTNGCNACAGGCANTNNTTGGNTGTGGTNGATTTTAACGATTTGACCTTCAGCACAGCAACCATTACGGCTCGTGGNTGCTTGATATACAACGACACGCAAGGCGATAAAGCTGTTGCAGCCATTGATTTCGGCGGCGATAAAACCAGTACCGCAGGTGATTTTACGGTGGTTTTCCCAGCACCAACTGCGACTGGCGCTATTATCAGATTGGCGTAATGGCGAATGCCTTTACAAGAAATAGATTTTCAGCCCGGAATCAACAAGGAGGCTACCGACTACAGCGCTAAAGGCGGCTGGGTCGATGGCAACCTAATACGATTCCGAAAAGGTAGGGTCGAGAAAATTGGCGGCTGGGTGCAGCTTGGTGCTCAATACTTTCTCGGAATCTGTCGCGCACTTCATTCGTGGATTTCGCTTGGCGGAACCAAATTCTTAGGGCTTGGGACTACTTGGAAATATTACATAGAGGAGGGTGACGCTTACAACGACGTTACCCCTATTAGATCGACGACTTCCGCAGGCGACGTTACATTTGCAGCGACCGACGGCTCATCAATAATAACGATTGCCGACACAGGGCATGGCGCTGTAACAAATGATTTTGTTACGTTTAGCGGCGCGGCGACTTTAGGCGGTGTTATTACCGCTGCCGTCTTGAAC